AATATTAATATTTGTTGCGTTACCTGAGTCTATGTCATACCAGGTATCTATTAATCCCAATCTTTGATCCCATAAAGAATTTTGTACTTCAAAAAATGTAGCAGTAACCCCATGACCAGTATTAATGTCAACGTAAGAGTTAAAATCTGCTGCACTTTCTAAAGGCATAATTACTTCTTAGCTCTAGTTTTAGGAGCTTTTACTTCTGAAGTTTCTAAACCAACACTTCTGTCAGCTTTTTTTGTTTTTATTTTTTTTGTAGTTTCTTCGGCTTTAAAATAACCAACTAATTGATTGCCAACATCTACATCTAGTTCAACTATGTCTCCAGCAGAAACTCTTTTACCTGCTGCCATAGTGTCTTTTAAAATTAAGTAATTTTTCATATTTAAGATGGTGGAGTTTCCCCCACCATTCCATTTAAGCATTAACTAATTAGTCGCTTGATTTACAGAAACTTACTGCATGTCTTACAGCTACATCGCAAGTCTGAAGAGCAACCACTCTGATTGTTCCAGATTTTGAATGAGTATAAGGATCAACAGTAATATCAAGTGATCCGTAAAGACCAATTAATAAGTCTGCAAAGTTACCAAAGTAGTAATCACCAGCAGTAACTTGGTTAGATCTGACAACGTCATAGCCATTAATTTGACCATCTGAGCCAACGATCATTTGACCAAAGCCACTAGCTTTATCTACAGATTTAAGAGTTCCCCAATCTGAAGGTTTAGCAATATACTTCAAAGAACCTTGTAAAGCATTATCAGCAGAAACAGCAGACTCCATCGCTACCAACTCAGGGAAGGTAGGTGTAGCAGCAGCAAAAGTTGTTGTGTTAATACCTGAAGTTGCAGAAATACCTGTAGGCTGTCCTGAAGAACCAGAACCAGCTAAAGCACCTAAATCAATTGCAAGAGCAATAGCTTCAGATAGGTCATTTCTTACTAGGTTTTCAACATCTAAACTTGACTGTTGAAGCATAAGTCTAGTCATTTCAGTATGTCCACCAATTACTTTTGGAGACATTGTTACTGAACCAACTGTAAATTCACTCTCAGTACTATTTCCACCCTCTGTTGCTATCCAAGCAGCAGTAGAAGCAGCAGTTTTCTTAGGTATTACAACATTACCTTGTAATCCTCTAAGCATAGTAGCTCCAGCGTTCATTACTGAAGATTTGTTTCTTAATACGTCTATGAAGTCTCCGCCTCTGTAATCTTGAGCGATTAGAGTTGCATCATCTGAAGTATTTAAGTCTCTTTGTCCCCAAGATCTTAATAAATCTGAAGGCATCATAATACCTTGAGCAGTTTTACCTTGTTGTCTTGCAGCTTCGTTTGAACATTCAAATTCAAATGCAGCAGCTTCTTGAGCTTTTCTATCTGTTGGGTTTGCTAAAGCATTGATAGCTCTCACTAATGAGAATTCTCTTACTTCTTCTTTAGTCATACCAATTTCTGAAGGAGTTTCTAAAGGAGTGTCATTAGAAATACTTTCTAATAAAATTCCTCTAAATTCTTCCACAGAATTACCATCACCGATTGCTTTGTGAGCTAGTTCTCTTTTATTATGTAAGCATGCTAAATCCATAATCTCTTTCGAGTTTCTTTTAAATTCAGCTTTAGCTTCATCAACTGTTTGAGTCCTAACTTCATCTATATTTATGTCTTTATTTTCTGACATTTTTATCTCCTTAAAGTTAATATTATTTTTATTTTTAGAACGACCAACTCCGACTAACCTACTAGCATCTGCTGGAATAGAAACGCTGGAAACCTCCATTGGAGTCCATTCAGCCTTGTAATAAGTTTCATCATCTTTGTTCATTCTTGTTAATTTATCGACTCTGTAACCGACAGATATGTTCATTCTTATTCCATCTTTTACATCCTCGAAAACCTCTCGAGCTAAAGCAGATTTTCCAAATCTAACTACTGCCAAAGTCCTTTTAGCAGTCTCGTCAAGTTTAAATTCTTCTATAACACCAATTTGCTTGTTCATATCATGATCCAAGAGTAATGGTGCTCTACCAGATGAAATAAACTCCATGTTTATGTCACCAGCAGAATGTCCTAGCACTTCCATGCCAAAACTTCTTTCAACAGGCTCTTCTGAAGAGACTCCAACTCGTACCATTCTTTTTTCTTCATCAATGTATTCAGAACGAGATAAATCAATAGTTCTATATTTCATAGGCATATCAATTACATTTCTTTCTTCTTCATTTGAATCAGACATAGATACTTCATCAGTTATCTCTACTTCTTCACCTTCATGTTCTACATCCTCATGCTTTGCAAACTCAACAATAACTGTATTGTCAGTTTCACTAACATTAAGGATATGTCTATCTTCTTTATTCATAGATTTCTCCTCACTATTTAGTGGATGTTTTTCCAATT